TGAAAGGTAATTCAAGCTATACTGAAACTGTTAATTCATCTCGTGACAATGGTACAACTTTCTTCTCTCAAGAATTAACTCTTAACTTGAAGAAACTTACTAACGAAATGACTACTCAATTAAAGTTGATGGCATATGGTAGACCGATTATCGCGGTTAATACTATGGCAGGTGACACTTTATTAATAGGTAGAACACAGGGTGCAGATGTAACTGCAGGTACAATTCAAACAGGCGCCGCTTTAGGTGACTTGTACGGATACTCAGTAACCTTTACAGGTTTAGAGCAATTACCAGCAACATTCATTTCAGGTTCAACATTTGGAAATCCTTTCGCAGCATTGACTGGAAACGGAAGACCAATTATTGTATCTGGAAGCGCAGCTTAATCAGTATAGACTTAAAAATATTAAAGGGAGACTAAGTGCTCCCTTTTTTTATGCTTATCACTATAATAGTTTGGAAAGTTGTTAAATTATATACATAAGTACAACTTAAATACAACTTAATGCAACCATTCTATATCTCAGGTAGTAATTTATTTACACTTCGTACAAAACCAACAGGTTCAGGCGTATTAAAGCTTAATCTGCAGGATATGTACACATTAGTAAATACAACCGCATCAATAAGCTCATACAAATATAACGCATATGAAAGTTTATTATCATTTACAGCATCAGTTAAAACATTAGTATCTTCTTCAATCGGTGATGAATATAGAGCTTCAATTGTTGATAGTGTTAGTGGTAGTATATGGAACGGAAGTATTCAAGTGTATCAATCACAATCAATAGATAAGCCTGTATATAAAAATCAAATACCATTAGAAGGTATTTATATTAGTAATGTAACTGATAACGAATATATAATTTTAGATTAATATGAAAATAAACCAAAACTTTAGTGTTGTTAATATGACACAGCAGGAAATACCTGTGATAACTGAAGATACAAAAACCAGATATCAATGGGTGCCATTTGGTATTATAGGACCTGATGACTTCTTTCAAAACATTACAAATGCTTTCACAACCTCTACAACTAATTCAGCTTGTATTGAAGGGATAGCAGATTTAATATTTGGTAAAGGATTATACTCTAAAGATGAAGAATTCCAAAAGATATTAGATAAGTTAATTCCGCAAGAGGAAATGAAGCGTGTAGTATTTGATACTAAGCTATATGGTAATGCAGCATTTCAAGTATATTGGAATAGTGACCATACTAAAGTAGTTAAGTTCTATCACGTTCCTATTCAAAATATAAGAGCTGAGAAACTTTACGATAATCCAAAGATTGAGAATTATTACTATTGCACTGATTGGACTGATTACAAAGCACAAAGAAATAAAAAGAAAGTTCCAGCATTTGGTACATCAACTGAAAAGATGGAATTACTTTATATTAAAAATTATACACCTGGTAAATACTATTACTCATTACCGGATTGGATTCCTGCTTTACAATTCTCTTATGTAGAAGCTGAATTATCTAACTTACACATTAACAATATTGAAAATGGTTTCTTACCTTTAGTAATGGTTAATATGAATAATGGTATTCCAGCTCCTGAAGAAAGAGATACAATTGAAGATATGATTGAAGCTAAGTTTACAGGCACTAGAAACGCTGGTAGATTCATTCTTACATTTAATGATGATAAAGAAAAGCAACCTACAATAGAAACAATTCAGGTTGATAACTTGCATGATAAATACAAATATGTAAGTGAGTACGCACAGGATAGAATATTAGTAGCACATAGAGTTACTTCACCATTACTATTTGGAATTAGAACTGTATCTACTGGATTTAGTTCTCAATCAGAAGAAATGATGACAGCATTCTCTATCTTGCAAACTATGACAATCAATCCATTCCAAAATCTTATTATAAACTTTTTATCAACAGCTTTAGAAACAGGTGGATATCCTGATGTTGAATTATACTTTGACCAATTAACTCCATTAGCTATTCTTTCTCAACAAGCAGAAGATACTGATAAAACAATTGATGAAGTTGCTGATACTACAAATAAAGAAATGGAAAATCCTGCAACTACTGAAGATGGTGGAGCAAATGTTGTAGATAGTGGAATTGATAATGGAGATGTGTTACAAATGAGTAATCCAAATTTCACAAAAGAATTTGAAATTTTTAAACAAAACTAACTATGGCATACGCACTCTTTATAACAAGAAACGATATAATCAAAAAGACACCTTTACAGGGTTCTATTGATGCAGATAGATTATTACCATTCGTACAAACTGCACAAGAAAAGTATTTATTAAATCTATTAGGTACTGTATTATATTATAAATTACAGGCTGATATAGAAGCAGCTACTCCATTTACTGGATATTACTTGGATTTAATGAATGACCATATCAAGCCTACCTTAATATGGTACGCATGTGTTGAATATCTTCCATTCTCTGGCATCCAATTCAAAAGTGAAGGTGCTGTTAGACACGAATCTGAACAGTCTAAAAGCGTAAGCAAAAGCGATGTAGATTATCTTTTACAAAAAACTATGAATAACGCTGATTACTACGCAACTCGTCTACAAAACTATTTAATATCGTATTCAAATCAAATACCTGAATACTTGGAAAGTATATGAAATCAAACTGAAATATTCCCTGATATGGGTAATGCATATTTTGGTGGCATAAATTTATAATAATATGGCACAAGTAGTAAATAATATCAGTACAAATTATACATTGTACTATAACATTTTAGATTATTGGAAAACAATAATGAAAAATCACCCATCTTTAAACTTTGTTTCTCAAGGTGATATGTTTTCTATTGATACAAAAGAATTCCCAGCATATCCTTTAGGTAATGTAATGATTACTAAAGCATCTATGGGTGAAAAAGATATTATCTATTCAATTCAAATTACACTTGCTGATAAAGTTAAGTTAAAGAATAATGAATCAACCACTTCAGCTAACTTACAAACAATTCCATTTGACGGAGTTGATGATACTATTGACATACATGCAAATATGTTAAGTGTAATGAATGACTTGATATGTTTTACTAGAACAGGTGTAAACGCATTCCAATTTGATACTGTACAACTTCTACCATTTTCAGATAACTTTGATAATGGATTAGCAGGTTGGGTAGCTAGTATAGAATTAGAAGTATTTAATAGCTGTGATACTTGTTTATTCCCACCACTTTTATAATATGGCTGCAGGATATCCAACATTAGAACAAATCAGATTAAAGTATGAGAATGTTGCTAAATACTACATTACAGTTGGAAATACACGCGCATTTAAATCAGGTAATTTAAGAAATAGCATTAAGGTAGTTAAAACTAAAGATAAGAATGGTAATCAGCAATTTGATTTAAAGTCCCTATACTATGGTGTATTTATGAACTTTGGTTTTACACATAGAGGAGGAAAGAAAGTAAGACCTAGACCATTTGCAACAACTGCAGCTGATTCAGATTCCCTTAAAAATATGATAAACGATTACCAAAAGGCTGAAATAGATATATTCGTATTGGATGAAATGAAGGATATATTAAAGCAGGACTACGGATATTCATATAAAAAGTAACCATCCAATACTTTTTATCCTAAAAGGGTTAAATTAAAAAGATTATTAGATGTCACTTTCAATAACTCAAACACCGGCAACTTGTTCATTAGTACAATCGCCTACAATATTTACACTAACTGAAACAGGTGCTGTAATATATAGCTCATCATTTCAGTATTACTCTGACCTATATTATTGGTCAGGTACAACTGCACAATCAAGCTCAATACCTGAATATACATTGGTTAAATACCCTAACGCTTCTGGTGTTGGTATATTTGATGTGAGTAAAATTATAAACTCTACATTAGAAGATTCAAGAGAAGAGAATCCTTCAAACGTAAAATACTTTAAGGTTGATGGATATTTTAGATACCTATCAGGCTCAACTTATGTAACATCTTCTCATACACAATCTTCAACATTCAAAGGATTAGATGGTTATCAAGTATTTCCAGAATCTATTGGAGCATCTATTACAACAACAACTCCACATTGGCCTTTAATGAGCAGTGGACCTGTAACACAATCTTTCTTTAATACTAATACAGGTACTATTGGAGTATTTACTGCAGGAGCTGGAGTATTAGCATCTGTTCCTACAAAGGTTAGAATTATAAGTAATACAGGTACAACTGATATTAACGTATCTTCTTCAATATCATCTTCACAACAAATTCAGCAAGTTCCATTGTTTCCAGCTCAAACTGGATTCCCATATGCATCTCCTGAATATTATACTATACAAGCTTTTAATGGTGCTACTGCATTAGGTACACCAATACTTTTTAATAGTAAGTGTGAGCAGAAATATCCTAACGTAAGAATTAAATGGAAAAATAGATTCGGACAGTTTGATTATTTCAATTTTGATATGGTTAATAAACAATCATTTAATACAATAGCAAGAGGATATCAGCCACAATTAGGAACGTGGGAAGGTACATCTCTATCATATAATAGCGGAGATAGTGCAAATTTGAATTATATAGTAGATAGTAAACAATCTATCGCAGTTAATACGGATTGGATTCCTGAAGCTTATAACGATATCCTGAAGCAATTAATGGTAAGTGAGGAGATATATTGGATTAAGGATGAAACCTTAACCACACTGACGCCTGTAACCATAGCAACGGATTCTATTACATTTAAGACCGGAGTAAATGATAAAGTAATACAATATGGATTTAATTTCAATTTAGGACAAGGATACAAACTAATTTTATAATATATGGGAGGAGTTATATCACAACAGGGAATAGAATTTCAACTGGTTGCAAATGGAGAAATATTAGACTTATTTGCCGATGAGGAAATTAAGCTTTCTGATAATGTTACGGGTCTTTTTGACCTTGGGATTATACCTGCTGATTTTACAAGACAGATTACATTACCAGGTACAAAGAAAAACAATGCGTTTTTTGAACATGTGTATGATATTAGTGTTCAATCTCCTGATACCTTTGCAACTAATATAAAAGTACCAGCCTATTTAGATTTTGGTGGATTGTATTTATCGCAAGGTTATTTACAATTAAATAAAGTAAGTTTATATCAAAATAAATTTATTGATTCATATGAGGTAACAATCTTTGGAGCAGTATCTTCTTTTGCTAGAACTATTAATAGGTCTTATCTAACTGATTTAACTAATCTATCAGTATATAATCACACATCTTCTTATAATAATGTCACATCATCTTGGAGTGGTAGTTTATTTAGTGGTAGTATTGTTTATCCATTAGCTGATTATGGTAGTGGTTATCAATTTACATCAGGTCAATACGAATTATTTGGTATGGATGACCAGAATGGTGCATTAGGAGTACAAAACTTTAAACCAGCTATTAGATTAAAGAAAGTATGGGATGCTATATTTGATTACGCAGGATACACATATTCAAGTTCTTTTTTTAATGAACCATTTTTAGATGATGTTTATTTACTTTGTGATAATGCATTAAAGTATCCTAAATACGCAGGTGTTGATTTAGAAACATATGGTAAAATAAAAATAGGTGCAATATCCGGTAGTGGTATGACTGATAAGGTCTTAACTGCTGGTTCATTTACTACATTACCTTGGTATAACGTATTATCAGACCAACAAGGGTTTTACAATAATGGAGCATACGAAGTTAAAGAAATGACTAATTTAAAAGGAGTATTAAACCTAAACATAAATGTAAGTTGTTCAGTAAATAATATGCCTGGTACTTTATCAGCAAATGGGACATGGCAAATACGAATGATAGAAACAGGTAGCTCTACACCATATTCAACACAAGCAATACAATCTTATATATTTTTCTTTGACCAGTTGCAAAAAAGTAGAAGTGGTGCTATTGATACAACATATCAATTAGCAACTGAATTTAAACTTAGTTCAATACCGGTAGGTAATTATTATTTTCAAATAAAACAAAGTCCTGATTCAGCAGTAGCAGCTGCACCAATTGTAACAATGGACCCGCAAGGAACAACTAAATCATTTTTACAAATAACAGAAGTAAGTCAAGCAGCTGATGGTAGGGTGCTT